TGGCTGTGGTCGGCAGGTAGACCCACAGAAAGAGCGCGGCGTCGTTCTGGTACGTGGTAAGGTCGAGCGCGGTGAGAGAGCTGTTGGTCAGAGTTCCTGATGTCTGCCCTGATGCTTTATTGAGCTTCAGAGATGCAGAGCCGGAGATGTAGTAGAGGGTGTCTTGGGAAAGGTCGGTGAGACCCACTCCATCGGCAGTCCAGCCGGTAGTCTCATTCATGGTGGCGAAGGTTACCGCGCCAGGAGAGAGAGACTTGGCTACGCGGAGGACTTTACTACCGTCAATGTCCACAACTTGAATGGTGTTGTTGGTCTTACGAAGGTCAAACTCCTCTCCTGAGAGCTGGTTGAAGTTGTCTCCCGAGGTTCGGTTTGCCTGCGGTTTGAGGTCTCGTACTTCCTTGTCTTTGAGGTCAGACGGCGGGGTGTAGTCATACACGCCATCATAGAGCGTGATGTACGTTCTGCGGAGAGTCTCAGCCGGATTGATGCGGGAGAGTACACGGCGGCCAGCACGCGCAAACAGGCTGTTGATGTTCGTGATTTCATTGACGGTCGTGCCGCCCATGATGCCTTCAAGGTCGTCTTTGGCGTTGGCTATCGTGTAGGACATAGTTATTTTTCGAGCTTGGTAATGACGCGCTCCATAATCTTAGAGTTTTCAATGAGCTGGGCGAGGATTTTGTCTCTGACTTCACGCTCTAAGTCTCGAAAGGCACTCTCGCGCTCCTTCATCGCTTTCTCGTGCTGTGCGCGCATGTTGTCGAGCGCATCAAGAAACCGCTGAGTATTTACTTCTCGGCTCTCGTTGCTTTTAATCATCACATAAGCAATGGCGATGACAGAGAGGGCCGGAACAGACAGGTCGGACAGAGTTGCAAAGAGTGCCGTTTCCATACGCGGCTAATCAATGATGAGTTCAGTGACGATGAACGAGGTTGAGGTCGCAAGTTCCTGAATTGCGTGGACTTCACCGATGTAGCGGTTGTCCTGGTCAAACTCGTAACATTCGCCAGCTTTTACTAATACGTCAGCCGAAGATGTGGCTGTAATAGCTGTTGATGACAGGGAGAGGTATGCGTGGCGATCTTGGCGGGCGTTGCAGAGGATTGCATATCCGCGAAGAGAGCGTTGGTCGAGCACCTTTGTAGAGAGCTGGTGGCCGATAGAGAATACCGTTGACGATGCAGAGGTGTAGGTGGTTTCTTCACGGGCGCTGCCAAATGAGGGTGCTTCTTCTCCGTAGAAAAGGACACCGGCTGCTAGGGCGAGAACCATTGCGAAGATGAGAGCGATGAGTGTGTTGTTGTTCATAGAGTAATGAGATTTTTAGTAATGAGCCGGGCTATTCCCGAGGGCCAGAAGCCCCCGAGATAGCCAAGCTCTAGTTGGCGCAAGTTGAATACGAGAAGAACAGCGAACCAGCAAACGTGCCTGTTGCTCCCTTTGTAGAGAGACAGACGTTCACGAGGGTTGCGGAACTGGTCGAATACAACATGAGTGAGCCTACGGTCATTGACGATGTAGCGTTAGCTGTCGTCGGGACAGTAAGTTCGCCTCCTGCAATAGAAACATCGCCGCCGACTGACAGGTTTTGACTGACAGTCCATGAGCTTCGCGTTGATCCTCCGAATACTTCGGAAGCCTCAGACGCAGGAGCCTGTACGGTTACGTTTACTGGCTTGAAGAACGATCCGATTGCGATAACTACCGCAACCGAGGCCAGAACAGCGGCAATTGAATTGGTGTTCATAGGTTGCGATTACGATAGTTATTAGACAGTGCCGTTAGAGCCGACAGCACCTTCCCAGATAACAGCGTCCACTACTTCGCGGTATTCCGCCTTGTAGATGTAGTTGTTATTGCGCTGGTAGGTCCAGTCAACCATTGCGGTCTGGATGCCCTGGCGTACCCAGCGGTAGATACCGTGGTTACGAGAGAGCAAGAACCACGCGCTTGTGGACGAGGTGTCCAAGAACGGCGTGTACTTCACCTGAAGGCCAGGATAGTGGCGGGAGAAGTAGTTGAGGTCGTTGTCCGTCGTACCCGAGCGGAGTTCTGACTTGGTGATTTCCATAGCCTCCTTGTGGAGAGCGTTAGGAACCAAGAGAAGCACTGGCTCATGAAGTCCGAGCGAGCCGTCCTGCGTCTTCTGGTTGCGAAGGGAAACAACTGCCGTCTCAAGGTTTGCTTCAGTGAGTGTACCCGTTTCGAGGTTGTCTACCGTCGTGCCATTGAGCGTGACGTGCGAGTTCGAGAAGAGCGCAACGCCGTCGTTGGTTGTCTCAGAAGAGAAGCCATTGTTGTATACGGCAAATGCGTTCTTGTCTTGAGTAAGGCGAGCGAGGCGGCCCATGTCGGCGATCATGCGATCAACGACTGAGTGCTGCTCGTCATCGAAGAAGTTCTTCGAGATGTCTACTGACTTAGAGTAGTTGACTACGTTGGAAGTTACCTGATTTCCCACCTTCATCTGACCAGCCGGAACGTCCTGCTGCTCATTGCGGGTGTCAAAGTAACCTACGCCCTGGAACTGCTCAGTGATGACTGCTGCGCGGTCGATAGTGTCTTGGCGAAAAGCCACACCATCGGTAGCGCGAGCCAAACCGGCTGCACCAGTGTAGTCAAACTCCTGGTAGAACACTTTGTCCAACGCAGTTTTGACTGTATTGGCTGCAAGTCCTCCATTCATAGAGTTTGAGAGTTAGAGGGATTAAGCAAGGTCTTGGTCACCCAAGTACGTTGCGCCCGAGCGAATAATGAAGTCTACCGTGTCGTTGTCCGTATCAACGCCGACGATGCAGAAGGCATTTGTGAGCGTATCTCCAGCGTCTTCGTTGATAGTCCAGTTACCCGCGTCAGTAGTAGCGCTGATATCAAGGTCAACGCGGTCACCAACGATTGTTGCTGCTACGTTAGCTCCTGTATGAGCGTATGCGCGGTAAATGATGCCCGGAAGGGGCATGTAAACGTCGATTACACCGTCAGCCGAAGCCGTTGCGGTGCTGTCGTTTGCGGCGAGACCGAGCATTGCTGTGTCAGTGCCGATGGTGTGGTCACCAGTAACACAAGCGATGACATACGGAGATCCGTTTGCCTTCCACTTGAGAAGCATCCCTGCGCCCATGATGCCGACTGCGACGTTAGCCTCAGTCTGGAAGCGGACGGTTGGAATGTTTGTGTGACCACCCTGGTCTACGATCCAAATTCTTTTTCCTCGTGCCATAGAGTGTTCTGAGCTTTTAAGGTCAGAACACGACTACGTTAGGATCTCGATTTCACGATTTCTTCGGGAGAGAGGCCGTAGCGCTGTGCAATCGCTTTCTCTTGAGGGGTCAGTTCAATCGGCGGTGTAGCCGGTGCTTTCTGTCCACCTGATGAGGGCGTTGATGCTGCTTGTGGCTTTTGGGCGATGCGAGTAAGCGCATTGATCGTGGTCTCTACCTTGTTCGCGTTAGCGAGGGCGCGAGCACGCTTGATGTCTTCTTCGTCATTGCCGGTCCGAACAATCGAGTTGTTGAGGTGGAACTTGATGAGCGCGGCTTCTTCCGGGGAAGAGGCGCGGCCGTCCACCTTCTGTTCGAGCGTGATAGAGCGCAATTCTTCCCGCACAACGCTCCGAATATCGGGTGTGTCCTCTAAGTCAGCGTCTACAGTTTCCTGCTTCTTCTGCTTCTTGAGGGAGACAATCGTGTGCTGGGCTTTGTCTAGCTCTGCCTTTGCTCGTTCGAGTTCTGCCTTGTAGTCAATGTCCTGCGAGGCAGTCTCGGTGCTCTGGGTCTCAGATGCAGCCGGGGCTGTCTCTTGAGACGTTTCCTCTGAAGCTGAGGTGGTGTCTTGGTCCTTGTGGTCTACTTCAGTCATGTAACGCAGTTATGGCCTGCGCTGCCGTTTAACGCTGTGTCGGGGCGCTCCGCGAGGTAAGAAGCTCGGCGGGAGCGACGACCACGACGCCCCCATCGAACTTCCTATCTCGATAGTTCTTGTAGTTTCTCGTTGATAATCCGCACAGTCTCTAGCATCGCCTTTGGTGCTACCAAGTCGTATGCGTCTGAGGATTTGTAGTAAATCCTGACATTGGCTTGGTATTTCACCTCGGCTTCAAGGGCTTTCCAAATGATGCTGTCCTTGAAGGCGGAGGCATCGTTTTGAAGGGATTGTTTCTCTGCATCATCGAGCTTGCGCCCCTTGATCCAGTAGTTCCCCCATTCATCACGCCGCAGAATGTCTTCGGCAGTAACGAAGTTGAAGAGGTTGTGGGTTATCCACGTTATGAACTTCTTTTGTAAAAGAGCTTTCATAGTGGTCGTATGAGTGGTCGTTATTTCTTCCGCTTAGCTGCAACGGTTTTCTTGGCTGTCTCGACTACCTTAGCGGCAGTCTCCTTGTCAGCTCCCGCTACTGAGGACACATCATCAGCGACAAGACCGCCAATAGCCTTGTAGACGAAGACAACGAGTTCTTCACCTGTGAGCTTTTGGGCCGTTCCTTGTGCAAATGCTTTAGCTTCCGCTGAGTTCTTAGCCTGCAATGCTGGTCGTTCAACGACGAGCTTTGCGCGGTTCAACTTCTCAGGGTTCATGCAATTTTCGATCATAGCAATAGGTTATTGGCTAGTAATGTTCGACGCTAGTTTTTCACCTCCTCCTGCGCCGCCCATAAGGGCTGCGAGAGAGTTACCGCCAGACATTTGCTGGACGAGAGGTGATGAGGTTGGTTGCCCCGGCATCATGGGCGGCATGGCTGGTTTCTTCGGAAGGTACTTGTCTACGTTCCCCTTGGCGTATGGCTCAAGGAGGAAGTCGCGCGTGATGGCGTTGAGGGCTTCTGGGTCTTGCTGGATGAGCGGGTTCATGAGCATGCGGTCATAGCCTTCGAGCTTCATGGCCTTCTCGAACATATCTGATCGAGGCGGTAGGCTGTCAGCTTCTACGATCACGGAGAACTGGACTGAGCTGAACTTCTCAGGATTGACCTTGTAGATGCGAACGTCGCTGTCGTAGCCGCCTTCCTCGTCCATCATCTTGAAGCTCTCTTCGAGGCTTTCTTCCTCGGTCATTGCGCGTCCGGCGTATTCGTCGGTGAGCACAACCTTCTTAGTTACTGTCTTGCCGCCGTCGTCTTGGTTAGGGACAAGGAAGTTGCGGTACTTCACCTTCTGCTCCTTGCTCATAAGCTCTTCGAGTTCGCCTGTGGTCTGGTGCTGGATGATGCAGTCGATGACGAGCATGCCGAAGTCTTCCACGAAGCGGGCAAACATGCGGCCAAAGAGGCCAAGCTGCGTACGGGCGTTCTGCTCCATGCGGGAGATTTCAAAGGCAGTCTGAGAGCCAGGCGTTGAGACACCCTGAGAGGCTTTGTCTTGCGTGCTCTCGGCCCCTGACTGTTCGAGAGAGGCTAGGAGGTTGAAGCCAGCGTTGAGGTCGCTTTGAACGTCTACCGGGACGATGTTTGCATCAGTGGCATTGGTTACTCGTCCAGGGAATATGACGCTCTCGTTGATCTTGGTGCGGCCCTGGTTGATGATTGGCTTGATGATTGAGAGGAATGTACCGTCTACGACCAAGCGCCAGATGCGATCGGTGAGGGTCTGGTCTGGTCCGAGTTTGAACGCTGCCGATTTGTAGTAGAAGAAGCGCTTTTCATCGATTGGCTCAAAGCCGGTCTTTGCGTAGGGGTAGACAGGCATGGAGCGCACCTTCTTGCCCTGTCGTACCAAGCGGCGGTGACTGAAAAGATTGGCTTTAACGCTGGATTTTCCGACATAGATGCCGTTTACAAACGGTACTTCCATGTCATCGGTGCGGTTGTAGTAGATGATCTCCTCTACAAGCGTCGGGTTCTCGGTGTCGTGGTTCTCATAGAAGCCGTCAAGCTCCTCTGAGTAGAAGATTTTGATGCCGGGGCGAACGTGCTTGAAGTTGTCATGTGAGCCGTAGCGAGCCTTGGCCTCTGAGAAGTCGATGGTGCGGCGGCGAATGAGGAAGCGCTGGCGCTGTATCTCGTGCTCGTAGACGTTTGCTATCAACAGCTCCTCACAAGGAACGATGTGCATGTTGATGCCTGATACGAGGTCATCTACCGCTTCTTCTACTTCGATTTCACCGTTAGCCAGCTTGGTTCGGACGGTCTGCAATGCCTCAACGTATTCAACATGGACGATGAGAGCCGGGTTGGTGAGGGCGGCGATGATGGCAAAGATGAGGTTGTAGGAGTAGTTCTGCTTTCTGAGGTTGTGCTCGATCATAAGGCGCATGACTTCTGCCATGTCCTTGTCTTCCTCGTCGTTCTCGTTCTGCGCCTTTGGGGCAGGGTAGAGAAGCGACGAGAGCATGTGAGCCGCAATCGAGATGAGCTTGTTGCGGGTGAGTGGTCGGATACCAGTCCAGCGCCACTTTTCATCGGGATTTACAAACGGGGCGTCTTGGTAGATGCCAAAGGCTTTTTGGTCGAGGCTCTGGCGATCAATAATCGTCTTGTCGTTGAACTCAGCGTAGGGGCGGGTCTGTATCTGAAGGCCAGTGGTGTAGTCCTCGCGCACTTGTGCGGTCAGTTTCTTCACCTCTTCTGAGGGTAAATAGAGCGAGGGCGGCTGGAGTGCTTCACCTCTGTCGTTTCGTAAGACTGATCCAATCATGAGTTAGTGTTGGTCGTTGCTGTAATTATACAGCATAAACGCTGAAATTGTTGTCAAGACCAGACCGGAGTGAAGCTTGATGAGGTTGTGTGGACGTTAGAAACCTCGGTCACTCCCCAATAACGTACAGCATCAGCGGCGTGTGAGGTGTAATCGTGGTAGGGCTTGTTCTTAAACTCGCCCCTATCGTCGTCCCATTCTTTTCTATAGAGTGAGAGTTTGTCTATGAGGTCGGCGCATTTGGTTTGGTCTATCCAGAGGGTATTGAAACGAGCACGGACAGCGTTAATACCATCTTCAACGGAGAGCTTTGGAGAGATTTGAAAGTTGATGCCGAGCATCTGCGCCATTTCAAGGCGTGATTTACCACTACCCAGCTCTTTTACCTCGATATCATGAGGGGCAAAGTGATTGCCGTAGATATAGCCAAGCATGCGGGCTTTGTCTTGGAGCACCTGTGCATAGTGAGCCAGTCCCTCTCCTGAGGCTTCGTAGTAGTCAATGAAGCGCCACTCGTTATAGGCAAGCTGCGCGAATACGATTGCGGTAGCATCGCCGATGCCTAAGTCCCACCAAGTGTGTACTTGGAGCATGCGGTCGTGAGGCACGTTGCTAATACGTCCCTCTGTCCTAGCTTGGCTTATTTCCTTGCTGTAATAGGCACCCTTGATTGCTGCATCGAATGAGCACTCCCATTCCTGGTTGTACTCGTCTTCGGTCATTATCTTGCGAGCATCGTCTAGTTCTTCTTGCGAGATAATGCCGCTCTCTGATGCTTTGAGGAGGAGCGCGAGCCACGCTTCGTCATTCTCCGCTTGTTTGTAGAGATGGTAGAAGTCGTTTTTCCCCTTAGGTGTCCCAATCCAGATAGCGTAGCCACTATGGTCAGCGAGTGCTGGTCTAATGATCTCAGTAAAGATATTTGAAGGTTGTTGCGAATATTCGTCAAAGACGACCCCCCATAGCCCAATTCCTCGTAGACTGTCTGGATTGTCTGCGCCATAGAGCGTAAGGCGCGATCCGTTAGGGTATCTGACTGTGAGTTCGACTTCGTTAAATTGGACACCGGGGATCGGTCGCGCGTAGTTCTTGATAAGCTCCCACGCGATGTTCTTGGCTTGTTTGTACGTCGGGGCGATGTAGGCATAGCGAGAATTGTTTACTTTTAATGCGTCACGTTGAAGGTGATTAAGTGCGGCAGTGGTTTTACCTGCACGCCTATGACAGACAATGACAATCCAGCGCTTCGTGCTTTCGTGGAATGTTTGCGCCCATCTACGCGGCGCATATGGTATGACTATTGTTCTGGGTTGCTCCATGCAATAACAAAGCCGGAGCCGGGCGGCAGCAAACTCTCTTTCTTTTTGCGGCCCTTGAGTTCGAGAAAGGTCTCCCAGTATTTGCGGCGCACCTCAAAGTCTGGCACTACCTTATCCGGCTCGGTAAGGCTCGAAGATACTTTGAAAGCAGCTAATCCTTCCCGGCCTACTTTCTGAAGTTCGGCTTCTAGTTCAGGGTCGTTCAAAAACTCTTCCCACGCCTTGCTCTCAGTGAGATTGATAGGGTTTTTGGCTGTAGCGGGGGAGTAGCCAGCTTCGAGCATTGCGCGGCTAACATTTCCACGGTTTTCCAAGACCTTAGCTATGGCTTTCTTTTGTTTTATGGTTGCCATAATCGCTTTTAGTTAAGCCAATTTTTCCATTTGCCACCTGCATCGCAATCTTGATCTTGTCCTTGCCTTTGAGGGGGGATTGTTTGCCGAGGAGATAGCCGAGCTGGTGTGTGGTTTTAGTCTCTGACATATCTGCGTGGACCAAGTTCGACACCAAAGTTGGTAGTGAATGAGTTTCGGACAAAATCT